ACCTTCAGGTGTTGTTGAGTGAAAACCTGGATGGAAATATTTTAATTTTTCTTTTAGTGATGTGAATGCAACAGGAGAATCCTCTTCTAATTTTTTAAAGTAATGACATTCCGATAATGTTTTCATAATGATTCTCTTCATCACATCTATAGTAGGTTTCCTATTCGGTACAGTCGTTGTACCATCTGGTTCAATTGTTGTTATTGGAACCGGTATATTTGGTACTGTAATTTCCTGTGGTTGTTCAGGTTTCTTCTTATAATCAAATTTAACTCTAGCTTGTCTACAATAAAATGCAATAGGTGATGTATCTTTAAGACCTTGTCTTGTTAATATTTTTTGATTACAATTTAAATTATCTTTACCACCTGTGTTTTTTAAAGTGGTATCTTCACCATTTGTATTAAATTTAAAAATAAACTTACCATCTACGTCATAACCAAAATCCTTAAATGTAAATTCTTTTACAAATTCTCCTGGTTTTTGATTGGTTCCTGTTTTTTCATATGGTTTTAAAACGGTATCGTTAAACCATTTTAGTTCAGGTGTTTTACCATTTGATATTCCTTTGAATATATCTTGAAAAATACTATGTCCTCTTCTAACACCTAAATAAAAATTATAGGTACTATCTGCAACTTCTGAAGTTGATGATGAAATTGAAAAAGTAACTTCACTAACCGTCTTACCTGTAATATCAGATTTTAATGCAGATAATTTTGTATTGTATTCTGTATACCCACTTGTTAATTCATCAAACCCTGTTGCAATTTTTTGTGCTTCTTTACTAATTGTGGCTCCACTTGTTGCAGAATCAATAGATTCTTTACCAAAAATAACCAATCTATCTTTTTTATGATTTTCGGTTGTTCCTACCACTAATTCACCTAAATCGATAACAGTATTTCCAGTGTATGTTACTTTTTGTTTAACATACTGTTCATATAATTGTGTGTACGTTAAATTTGTTGATCCTTTTGTTGAACCATCTTTTTTAGGATAATCGTTTGCAAAATAAAATCTCTTATCAAATTGTACCGTTGTGTCTTTACCTCCATTTTGTCCTTTATCGGGTTTAGGAAATGTAACTGGTGTTGTGGTATATTTGTATTTTTTAATTTCCTGTGGTGGTTTAGAAGAATTTAAATATAGTTTTATTAGATTAATATCGTCACTATCTAAAGTTGTATATGTTTGTATTAAACTATAAAAATCAATTTCTTCACATCCAGCAAAAAATGCATTAATGTAATTATCCGCCTCTTCATCCGACATTCCTTTGAAGTGTTCTCTAACTAATAAATTTAAAATACTTGGGTGATCAACAACAACTTTAAAAGATATTGTACCACTTCTTGATGTATTTTGATAAGTATAAATTGGTTCGGGTCTTCCTAAAAAAGAGTTCTCCTCCCATCTTGCACTATTCTGTTCGTTCATTTTTAAATCATATGGTGGGAACCACATAACACGACCTCCGTTATTACCCCTTTCACAAGCCGGTAAATCGGTAACTTTAAAACCATCTCTATTAGATGTTTTCCAAGCCAAATTCTCAATTGAGAACATATACTTTTTAGCGTAAAAACCTCCTCCATATGGATACTTGTCAACTATATTTGTTGAACCATCAAAAGATTTATTACCGTTAGACATTGGTGCATAATTTAAATTCCACGGTGTACTTCCTCCTCCCATTACACTACCGTCAAATTTTCTTACATTACCTGTTCTTTTCATGGTATCGGAATAGTGCATATATGACCTATCCTTTGTCCATACTCTACAATATTCAACACCACTTTCTTCACCTGAAAATTTATTTGTGTATTTGATTGCAGAACCTTTTGATATTCTTAAATCACCTTCTCCAAATACTCTACTTGTTTGGTCGATTACATTTCCAACATGTGAAATTGATCCTCCGTCGGATGGCATCGAATTTAAAATTTCCTGTGTAGTTCCTAATATAGAATCTTCTCTAAAATTAAATGCGGTGGATTTTGAATCGTCAAATGTTGATGATTCACTACCCCATTCTTTATTACCTGAACCTAATTTATTTTTAGAATTTTTACTAATCCATGTAAGATTACCGGTAATTTTACCTCCCTCAGTAATGTTTTTACTTCTGTGAAATAATTCAGCAGAAACTCTATCAAACATTATTGAAAGATAATATGGACTTCTAACGGGTCTATCATTAAAATCACCCATCGCATATTTTACATCTTCACCTCTATCGTCCCCTATATATGCTATTCCCGCAGGTGCTTCAACACCTAAAATATTTTTTACACCTTGTGCTGCCCTGTCAATAAAATTAAATAATTTTGAGGTGTTTTGTGATCTTGCGGTTGTTGTATAATTTGGTGCATATTTGTTAAATGTTAACGTATCAAATAATCTATTTTTTTGACCGTCACCCATATATTCGATTAATAAGTCCGAAGGTTTTCTTGATAACCTTGGTCTTCTTTTTATACCAATTAATGAACCTAGTACACCTGTAACATCTTGAAATAATTTACCAACTTCAGTTCTTGCTTGTGGTCTTATATTTACAGGATTTGCTGGATTCGATAAATAATCGCCAGGTATTTCACTAAATGGTAATTGTGTTCCTGAAATGGTTTGTAAAAAATCAATTGCTTTACCCGGTAAAGTTCTTGCTACTGTAATTTTATTATTAGGGTCAACCAATGGTTCTCTACCCGTAACTATGTTAAACGCAGTTGCGGTATTACCATTAAGAGCATCCAATAATCTTAATCTACCATTTGTTGCTGTATCAATATTTCTTGATATTCTTGAAAGAACAGGTCCATCAGGATTGTTTTTAATATTGTTAGCTGCAAATTTAAATAATTCAGATTCATTATCATATTTTGATGAACCCATAATACCAACTAAATTATACGTTGGTGTATTTGTTGGGAAATAAGGATAAAGATTTAAACCATTACTTCTTCTTTGTATTAATACTGTATTTAAATCTTCAACAATTAAATAATTGTCAGAAGGTTGATTAACATTTAAATTAGATATGTTATCAACTTGTGTCTTTCTACTTGTAGAATCGTTTAAAACAACGTCTCCATTGTCTTTATTAGACATGTCACTTAACTTATCAACTGAAAATGATGCATTACTAAAAGTCTGTGGACCATTAGGTACATTAAGTGTTTTACCTAATATATAATCTCTGAATTTTTTAGTCGAATTAAAGTCTAAGTAACTTGGCATTATATTTTATAATAAATAGATTTATTTAGTTTTTGGTGGTGCTGTATATTCATCATTACCTGTGTTTATAAAATCTTCTTTTACACTTGCATCTCTGATAATTTGTCTAGTCCAACCATCCATTAATGCTTCAGATGATTTAGCTGAAACTTCAACTTTCACAACTTTTGTTGATGAGGTATTTGCGGCCGCTTGTTTAGCTTCCGCAGCTTTCTTTTCTGCCTCCGCAACATTCATCGCATTTGTTTGTGTTGTAGCAGTACCTTGTGATTTTGGTTTTTCACCTTTAAGTTCGCTAATGTAATTACCAACCAACTTATTAAAGTTATCACTCATTTGAACCGTACCCTTTGAGACATTATCTGCAGTTTCTTTGACGAATTTCTGAGCATCTTCCCCCGTTAAACCCGCAGCTTCGGCTGCAGATTTAGCCATATTAACTACACGACCTCTTGTTGTAGCGGCCATGAATCCAATATCTCTTTCTATGTTTTCCATAGCACTTAACTGTCCTCTTGCAATGTCTTCTGTAGACATTTTTTCAAATGCGGCTTGGTTTGCTAATAATGTAGTTTTTTGTGCATTTGTTAAATCTTCTAAAATAACTTCTGTTTGTCCACCTAATTCACTCATTAAAGATTTAGGAACTTCAATAACCATTTTACCATCTTTCATTTGTGATAAGTTAGTTAAGAATTCCCTTTCTTTATCTTCCATTACTAATCCACTTGTCATTAAAGCACTCGCAGCGGCAGTTCTTTCTGAAGCCGCTATTGCACCTTTAGCCAATTCTTGATACGATATACCCAATTCACTTGCCATAGCTTTGGCCTTTCTTAGATTAACACCTGTAATTTCAAATCTACCTTGTTCTTGATTATATGTGGTTAATGAACCCGCAGCACCAATTAATGCGTCTTGTAATCCTTCCACATTATTGGTTGCCATGTACATTAATTTTATTGGGTCACCAAAGTCACCCATAGCACCTCCCAATACCGATAAATTTGCACTTAATTCTAACGCACCTTCAGGACTAAACACTTTATCAGCAATCTGATAAACAGAATCCATACTTATTCTAAATTCATTGGCCTTTTGAACCATTCTATTTAATCCTTGTACACCATTTGCAAATCCAAATTCATTTAATTTTCCTAAATTGTCTCTTAAATCTTGTGTTGTTTTTTTACTATTCAAACCTAAAGATAATGAAGATTTACCAGCAGTATCAATGGCCTTGGTTGCGTCTGAAGCACCTAAACCGACTTTTTCAAATTGACCAAATACTCTACCCATTTCACTTAAATCTCCAACAAAAGACCTTGCGGTTGCTGCCGCTTGACCTATCGTTTCTTTTGATATGAGATTAAATCTACCCGATTCTGACATCATGTTTGTCATCATATCAGTTAGTTGTTGCATCCCATATCCTAATCTAAGTGTTGATGGATATGCGTCTATTATTTCTTCTCTTAAACCTTTTGAAAGTTCTCCTTGCATACCAACTTTTTCGTTGATATCTGTTCTTAATTGAGCTTCTTGTTTTAATTGAGTTGCTATTCCACCACCAACTTCTTCGACCAATCTACTAGCCATCCCCATTAGTCCTCCAGTTACCTGTCCTTTTTTATTAATAATATCTAACATATTACTAATTCTAAACATTTCACCTTCGGCGTATTGTGATGATTGTGTTTTTTGTGTGTCTATTGTTCCTCTTACAAAATCAACAGCCTTATTTCCAAAATTTTGTTTGGTATCCGTTATTGGTGTATTTGTTGTACCTAATTTTTCATTATATAACTTCCATGTACCTGCTAATGATGCTCCATCGGAGATGTCTCCCTTATATGCTTTACCAAATTCTTTTTGATACGCGTCGGCAAACGCAATTTTGAAAGCGCTTTCATTTGTAATTCCACTAGGTATTCTGCTTAATAATCCCATATCATATAAATAGATGTTTAATTATTTCCATTTTCTAATGATATTAAATATTGTATATAATAACGTCTGATATAGACGGGCATAGAAAGGATATCTCCATATGAGAATCCTCTTTTAACTAAAAATAAAATCTCGTCTAACTGTCCCTTTTTATAATCCGTAGAAAGGACGAAAAAACTCAACCCCGAATCCAATTTCAACTTGGATTGTGTCTCCTGACGGGGTGATTGCTGTTTGGGTTAAGTCTAACCCCGGTTTATTTTCGTTGATAAATTTTCTAAAATCTTGTGAGTCCTTAATCGGCATGTTCTCAACAAAGTTTCTAATATTCATTAGGTCTTTATTGCCTGCGACCGATTTAATCATCATTTCAAGTTGTTTAGTGATAATTGGAGCCACTCCGTTACCGTTCCAACTATCTCTAATTGCGTCTATTTCCTTTTCTTGTTTCTTATTTAAAAAATTAAATGTGATATCTAATTTTGATTTTTCCATAAAATAAGAATATTCACCATTTGAATCTGCAACTAATTTAAAGTCTTTTGTTTTTACTGTTGATAAATCTAATTCAAAGTCAAACTGTTCCCCTGTTTTTGGGTCTGTTGATGTAACTTTATAATCACTTCCAAATGAGGTATTTCTTAAGAATATTAAAATCGCTTGTCTATCCTCCTCAACCAAATCATCGATAGGTAAATCTTTATCTAAAATTTTTCTTTTTAGTAATTCGTCAACAACTTTATTAGTTGCAATTAAACTTGGGGATGATAAGATATTCTCATCTGCAGCGGTTAAGTATGCGATTCTTACCGATTTTTTGTTATTTGTATAATGAATACCTCTACTTGGTAATTCAACTACGTCATAAGCAATGTTGGGGTCAATTCTAAATTCTTCCATAGTACAATTTAAACTATAAGTAGATTAAAGTAAAGTTTTTGCATAAAAAAACCGACAACCCATTAGACAGATTTACTAATTTGATTATCGGTTTTAATATTAAATAGAAACTATTAGTATACTTGGATACAACGGTCCATTCTCAAGTTACAAGTAATTTGAGCTAAAGCATCGTTGTTGTAATCTAAATCACCAAAGTTTAAACTTGTTAAGAAACAACCTTGGATAATCCACTTTTCAACAACAACACCCGTTGGGTCAAGCATTTCAAGTTCAATGTCTTTTTTGTATCCAGCAGCATATCCCATTCTACCTGTTACTGATTCTGCATGTAAACGGAACCATTCCATTAATGCTTGAGAAGCTGAAGGACCAATCGGGTCTTTAAAAGTAACACTCATTTCTTCCCAAGTGAATCTACCAGCAACATAAGTTGAAGTATTCAAGAAAGGAATCTCTGTTGAGTTAATTTTAGCTGAAGGTCTTTTTGTTGAAGATACATACCATTCGTTAATTCCCAAAGATGAAGGGAATCTAAGAATAAATCTGTTCTGTCTTTTCGGTTCGTAGGGAACCGGCATTTTCATTAGTAAATCTGCCATTTTGTATTTGTTAAATTTTTTGTTATTTTATACTTCTTATAAATATGTGTTATTTGGAAATAAATTTATTTTTGGTTAGGTACTTGATTTTATCAATTATTTTTCGTAGTTTTTTACAAACCCTCCAGTATTCTAGTTCCAGTAATAAATAATATATCTAGTTTTTAATAATTTATTCAATATTAAATAAATACTAGTATAACCAGTTCTAGATTATACTAGTATATACTGGGTGCAGTAAAACAATCCAATCATTATACAAAAGGTTCCACGTGGAACGTTCCACAAATAAAGAAGGAGGTCCAAAGACCCCCTTCCTATTTTTATATCTCCTTTTAGATTAGATATTCTCAAATGAAGCTCCTGTTGGAGTGATTACAAATTCAACATCAATAAATTCAAGAGAACGAGTAGGTTTAATATAAATTTTACCTCTCAATGTGTTTGCATCAATATCTTCTGGGTCACTAGAAACAGTAACTTTGAATTCGTACAAACCTCTTTCCTTTTTAATTGAATCCAAGATAGGGTTAACCAATCTTAAGAACTCTTGTCTTACTTGCTCGTCATTTTGTTCAAATAACAATCTTACCGCAACTGCTGAAATTAATTTTCTTGCTCTCAATAATAATCTTCTTACGTTGATTCTATCCAATGCAGATTCTCTTACTTGAAGTGTTTTGTTACCCCAAATAATTGTACCTGTATCAGAGAAAGTTGCAATTGGGTTAATTCTATTCTTGTATAATTCATCTCTTTCGTCTAAAGTTAA